GAAATCAAAGTCCTGGAATTGCGTAGGGCTGGTTTAACCTGGTCTGCCATCGCTGACCAAACAGGTTATGCCGATGCAACAGGGGCTTACGCCGCTTACAAGCGGGCCATTAAAAGGGTGCTGGATGAACCTGCAGATGAAGTGCGCAAGCAAGAGTTAGATCGAATTGATAGATTACAAGTAGCAGTTTGGAACAGAGCGCTTAAAGGTGATGATAAAGCCATCAACACCGTTTTGCGTTTGATGGAAAGAAGGGCAAGATTGTTAGGGCTGGATGCAGCGCAACGAGTGCAAGCGGAGGTGGTGACTTATGACGGACACAGAGATATTGACGGAGAGATTGAAAGAATCCTCCAAATCATCCGAAGCGTGGATCATGGCGAGCCGTTGGCGTTGGAAGGTGGACCAAGCGAGAGCGGAACAGTTGCCACCGAAGGGGAAGTGGTCGATTTGGTTGTACATGGCGGGGCGGGGAGCGGGGAAAACGAGGACAGCAGCGGAGTGGTTAGCGTGGGAAGCGATCAGCCAACCGAGAACTAGATGGGCCATCGTTGCACCAACATTTGCTGACGCTCGAGATACTTGTGCCGAAGGTGAATCAGGTGTTCTGACTGTTTTGCGCAGATATAAAATGCTAAAGAGTTACAACCGCAGCATTGGTGAGATTGTTTTAAACAACGGTTCTCGCATGAAATTGTTCTCGGCCGATGAACCTGACCGTTTTAGAGGTCCGCAGCACCACGGCGCTTGGTGTGATGAGTTAGCCGCCTATCGATATGTAGACGCCTGGGACCAATTGCAGTTTGGCCTTCGCTTGGGCGAACACCCAAGGATCATCGTTACCACCACACCCCGCCCAACGCCCCTCATTCGGGCCTTAGCGGGCCGCAAAGACGGCTCTGTGGTTACAACCAAGGGTTCAACCTTTGATAATGCCGCCAACCTTGCCCCAGCAGCGCTGTTGGAACTTCAAGCCCGATACAACAACACCCGCTTGGGCCGTCAGGAACTTTACGGGGAGATTTTGGAAGATGTCGAAGGCGCTCTTTGGACCAAGGGGCTAATTGACCGTGCCAAGTTAGACAAAGCCCCACCTTTATCACGCATCGTTGTTTCAATTGACCCAGCAATAACAAATACAGACGCCAGTGATGAAACAGGAATCATTGTGTGCGGCGCTGATGCATCAGGTCATGGTTATGTTTTGGGAGATTACTCATTCCGAGGCTCACCTTTGGATTGGGCAAGCAAAGCCGTTGCTGTCTTTGATGAATACAAAGCCGACAGCCTTTTGGTGGAAGTTAACCAAGGTGGTGACATGGTAAGTGCTGTGTTAAAACAAATCAGACTTGGCTTACCAATCAGAGAAGTGCGAGCGCATGTTGGTAAACGGTTGAGAGCCGAGCCAGTTGCCGCAATGTATGAACAGGGCCGCATTCATCACATTGGAGATTTCCCGTTGCTTGAGGATCAAATGACAATATGGACCCCAAACGATCCAAACTCTCCTGATCGCATTGATGCAATGGTCCAGGGCTTTTCTGATTTACTTGGTAAAGTTAGCATTGCTTCCTACTTTGGAGCGCTCGCCAACTTCTGCCCAAGTTGTAACCTGCCAATGCCAAAGTCAATGTCGCATTGCTCTAAATGTGGAAGCGCTATGATTGTTCCAACGCAATCTGAAGTGCCAAAGGAGTGAAATGGCTGTCGTTTACAACACCACAATAAATCAAGGCGCTAACTGGTTCATTAACTTTCAATACAAACAACCTGCAACCATCACAAACATTTCAGGCAACGGCACAACTGTTACTTTTACCGCCGATAACAATTTCTTTGGTGGTCAAACAGTAAACATTTCAGGCGTGCTGCCATCTCAATACAATTTTCAAGCGGCAACAATTGCGGGAGTTACTTCATCTGCTTTTACAGTCACAAATCCAGCAACAGGCATTTACATCTCAGGCGGTATTGCTACAGTTCCTATTAATCTAACTGGCTACACCGCAGCCTTGCAGATCCGTTCTTTGCCTGAAAGCCCAACGGCTGTCTTATCTTTGGCTACGGGTGGAAACGGCATTACAATTCCAACCCCAACCAATGGAACAGTTGAAGTTCAGGCTACGGCTACTCAAACCCGAGCAATCATCGCTGGAACCTACTACTATGACATCGAGATAACTTCTCAAGGTGGAATTGTTTACCGATTGGCACAAGGCCAGGTCGTTGTATCTGCGGAGGTAACCCGATGAGTGATGACGCAGTAATCATCCAGCCAGTAATTCCAACAGTTGTTATTTCATCTCCAGGTCCGCAAGGCCCAGGTGGTGGAGAGATTTTCTATGTTCACACTCAAGCGATCGCAAGTGCGGTGTGGACCATTAATCACAACTTAAACGGCGAACCCACAGCCGTTGTACTAGACTCTGCAGGAACACAATGTGAAGGCACATTTTCTTACCCAAGTAAAAGCCAAATGGTGATAACCTTTACCAGTGCTTTCAGCGGCACTGCTTATGTGATCTAGGAGAAATAAATGGCCCGTAAATTTTTAGTTTCGATTGATCTAAATAAAAACGAATTACAGAATGCGGTAATTAAAAACAAAGTCACAGGTTTAGATTGGGACATCACCCTTGGAACAGATGCGTCTGAAAAGATTGCAGCAACTTCAGGTGGAGACCATGTTCGGGCGATGGCAAAGGCTCGTGAAAAATACACCGATGAAATTACTCGCATGCGTACCTTTTGGGAGAACCCTGACCGATCAAACGGTCTGACTTTCTCTGATTGGTTGATGGTTGCGTTAGAAGAAATACTTGTCGTTGATGCTTGGGCCGTTTGGCCACAGCGTGCAGTTAACGGAGACCTGTATGGGCTGCAGATCTTGGATGGCACAACAATTAAACCACTCCTAGATGATCGTGGTATGCGGCCCATGCCTCCATCAGCAGCGTTCCAACAAATTCTTTATGGCTTTCCTCGTGCAGAATTTACGGCTAACGATGATGATCCAAAGGCCGATGGAGAATTTACATCGGATGACTTGCAGTACATGATCCGCAACCGCCGAACCACTTCCGCTTATGGTTTTAGCCCAACAGAGCGAGCGCTTCCTTTGGCTGACATTTATCTGCGCCGTCAGCAATGGATCAGAGCCGAATACACCGATGGTGTTTTGCCTGAGTTAATGTTTACAACCGATGAAAACTGGGGAACCAACCCTGATTTGCTTCGTGCTTATGAAAACATATTTAATGATGATCTAGCGGGTCAAACACAACAGCGCAAGCGTCTGCGTTTACTTCCTGCAGGAATGACACCAGTTCAATTTGAAGCCTACGGTGAAAAGTTTAAAGACACACTTGACGATTATTTGATCACATCAATATGTGGTCACTATGGCGTACAACCAGCCGAGATTGGTTTCTCACCAAAAGGCGGACTGGGCGGCGCTGGTTTCGAGGAGGGGCGGGCTGAAAGTGCTGAGGCTATCGGAACCCAACCATTAGTTAACTGGATCAGCAAAATGCTGACAAACATCTCATACACATACCTTGGTATGCCTCGAGAACTTGAATTTAAATTAATGACTTCTAAGCGCTTGGACAACGAGGCCAATGCACGCAAAAGCCAAATTGAAGTCACCTCTGCTGGCAAAACAATAAATGAACGCCGCTCTGAATTAGGCCTTCCATTACTAGATACACCACAAGCAGACATGCCTATTCTGCAAGCAGGAAGCACCACTTATCTTTTCAGCCCTGATGGAATCATTGACGCAGCAACGGCTGCTGGTGCGCCCGCTCTAGAAGGACCTAACGCAACTCCTGTTAAACCAGTCTCTCAAATTGGGCAAAAGCCAAAAGAGGAACCTGGTGTAAAGGAAGAGGAAGAGATCGACAACGAAACAAAAACGGAAGTCAAAGCCTTTATGAAATGGGCAAACAAAGGTAAAAGAGCAAGACTCTTTGAATTTAAAGCCTTAGATCCGATTGTTGGCGATGCTTTAAACCGTTGTGCTTATGAAGGGGACTTGGAAAGCGCTAGGGCGCTCGCAAAGGCTTATCTAACATGACCTGGGGGCCTCTTAAGGCCGATGGGCGCATGGCGGGCAAAAACGCAGTCAAAATCCGTGCAGCCTTATCACAAACTGGTGACTTTAAAAGAATTTATGCAAGTTATCTTTTAACTCAACCAAATGTTTCAGATAATCGTGCGCAGGATCGGGCAAGAGCAAGAGCCTGGGTGATGTTAAATGTTCGAGTTAACATGATGGCTTTCATGGGCATAATGGAAAGAGTCTATGCCGAAGGATGGGTAACTGGCGAAGCAGGAGCCAACGAAGCCATCGCTGAAGCCTATGAAAAACGCAAAGCCGCAGACGATGATTTGATTGATTGGTCCACCTGGAACCCTGGAGATTACGCTGCTGCGCTTTTATTAAAACCAAGCAAAGCCTTCCAACGCTTCCTGGCTTCCTTTGGCATCATATTAAAAGATATAACAAACACAACGGTTAATGACATTGGAACGGCGCTGGCTGATGCCTTAGAGCAAGGTTTATCTGCCAATCAAGCGGCCAAGTTAATTAAAAACCATGTGGCAAGTCCCGCCAGGGCTTTAACCATTGCCATAACCGAACAGAACAGAGCAATGTCGGCTGCCACAATTAATCGCTACAAAGAAATGCAAATTGGGCAAATGGAGTGGGAAGTGTCTGACCCGTGTCCAAAGTGCGCCATGAATTCAGGGCAAGTTGTCCCAATTGGTGGCACTTTTAATTCAGGAAATACCCAACCTCCAGCCCATCCAAATTGCCGATGTGCTTTACTTCCAGTTATTCCTGATTTCAGCGAAGATATCCCCGAAGGCACTATGCTATTCCCAATTCCTGTTGGGTAAAACTGCTAAAGTTACACACAAAGGTCAAGGAGCAAGAATGAATGATTTAACCACCTCGTATTTCAGTATTGAAAAGTCTGACAAACAACCTGACGGCACATTAATGGTTTATGGCAAGGCAACAGATGACTCAGTAGATATTGATCAGCAAATTTGCGATGCGGCTTGGTTAGATCGTGCGATGCCCGCTTGGTTTAAAAGCGGTGGAAACATTAGAGAACAACACTCAAGCATTGCTGCGGGAGTTGCCAAAGAATATGAGCCAAAGGCTGACGGCCATTACATCATGGCTCACATTGTTGATCCAACTTCTGTCAAGAAAGTAGACGCAGGAGTTTTGCGTGGCTTTTCAATTGGAATTAAATCACCACGAGTTGTAAGAGATACCAAGGCTGCCAACGGTCGCATTATTGATGGACAAATTGTCGAAGTTTCACTTGTAGACCGCCCTGCAAATCCAAACTGCCAGTTAGTTTTGGCTAAAAGCGTTGATGGCGAGTCAAGCCTTGTGCAGGTTGAAGAGTTAAATGAAATTGAAAAACACGGTTCACACAATCAATCATCCCATGGGCGCAGAGGCGGTGGCTTGTCAGGAAGAGGAGGCGGCTACGATTCAACAGGCAGACCTATTGGAGATCAAGGCGCTCGAGATAATGAATTTTTAAGCAGTCAAAAAGTAGATGTTGATGAAGCGCATGACACTTTAGATGAATTTGCTAATGAAAAACATGAAAATTTCAAATTTGATTTATCACAAAATGATGAAAGCATAATTGATGATGCAAGCGAAGGATTAAAAAACGCAAGTGAAAATATAGAATTAGCGCACGGGGTTAAAGATTACACTCGACACAGAGAATATGTGCAATCAGCAATTAATGATTTAGAAGGCGCTCGTGACAGTTTAGAAAATGCTGATGATCTAGATATTAAAAGCGTGGGCGATGATATAGACGGTATTATCGACACAATGGATGTTTATTTTGAAGAGGTTAACGAAGCCTCCAAAATGGTAAAACATGGTTCGCACAATCAATCTTCTCATGGCCGCCGTGGAAGTGGCAGCGGAGGTGGGGGTGCAGCAAGAACAACTGAAAAACCTAAAGATAAAGTTCCATCCGCAAGAGTTGATAGAACAGAACAATCTTTAAGCACAACACAATCAAAATTAATAGATACTCATGCTGCGGAGGCTAGAGGTTTGGCTGATGATGCTCAGGCCTTGGCAAAACGAGACAGCATGGTTCGACCTGCTGCTCGCAATTTAACAAGCGCTGCGGAACATTTAAATAACGCTTCAGGTGCTAAAACTATTGGAGAAGCAAAATCAGGAATTAAGCGTGCCAAGGTTTCAATTGATCGAGCCGTGGCTAATTTAGAAGATCAAAATTATCACACTGAGGCTTCGCACGCTTATTCTTTCAGCAAAGAACTGAATTCATTTATGACTGGTTTAAGCAACGGCGTAATTAAAGAAGTTGATGCTGATTTAGAGAAACACGGCTCTCATAATCAATCCTCACACGGCCGTAGAGGTTCAGGTGGGGGCGCTGGAGGCGGCGCTGCAAGAGTTTCAGAAGTTACAAGAGAAAGTTCAAAAAAAGGCGAAACTTCTAAAACCGATGCAAAAAGAGGGGTGCAACAAGCCCAAGGCCGTATTAATGAAGATTACAAAGAAATGGCAAAGAACGAAGGCCGAACCGTTTCAATGGACAAAGAACGAGTAATGGATGCGGCTCAACAGAAAACAGATGCTTTAAACCATCTTAGCGATGCACGCAATCACATCGCCGCTGGAAAAACATCTGAAACAGTCACTTCTTTAAATAACGCTGCGGCGGCGCTTGAGGGAGAGCCTCAATACGGTCCAACCAAAGTTTATATAAAAGATTTGGCAACGGTTTTAGAAAAGAATCCTTTAGGCAAATCAACTGACCCTGATCTACGCAAAGCATTACAATCTGCCCTACACTTATACTCTCTCAATAAATCGGAGGAAGCAACAATGGACCAAGCGCTAGTTGAATTGCCTGTAGAGGTTGTTGCTGACCTTTTAAAGTTTGACGCAGCACAATATGAATCTGCCCGCAACGCTCTTGCTAGACTAATTGAAGTTGAAGCAAAAGAAATGGGTGAAGGAAGTAACGAAATCCAATCAATCGGCCACCTTCTACAATCTGTTATGCATCTCACTGCATGGTATGAGGGAGAAGAAGCAGAAGGAGAAGTAATGGAACAAGAAACAATGATCGAGCGTGCAGCAAAGTCATATAAAAATATGAAACCTGCAAAAGATGAGCCAAAGCCTGACTTCATGAAGCGTTGTAAAGATGCTGGCATGGATGATGACGCTGCCAAGGCTTGCTGGGACAAATATATGTCTGCAGATGTTGATGCAGAGAAGTCCGCAGAGATTTCTAAGTGTCTTGAGTGCGGATGCAACCAACCAGGATCAGATCATGGTTTAACTACAACTAATGATTTTGCTAATGTTGCTAAACCATCAAATGTCACCACCGCAGAAATGTATGCGCCAGGTGAAACTCCTAAATCAGCCGAAGGCGAAGAGACCGCAACGGTAACTGAAGAGGAAGTAAAGGCTGAAGAGCCAGCAACAGAGGAAACACCTGCTGTTGAAACAACTGAAGTTTCTGTTGATGAAAAATCAACAGATGTAGAAGCCCTTGTAGAGCAAGTGGTAAAGAGCGCAACTGAATCTCTTAAATCAGAGATCGCTGAATTGGTGTCTGCAAAAGAGGCAGCCCTTTCTAAGGCGATGAGTTTAGAGACCGAGTTGGAACTTGCCAAATCTCTCGCAGTGGCTGGTGGCCCAAGCCGTACAGCACGACCACTTAATGTTAAAACAACGAATGATCTGCTAACAAAGGCTGCCATTTACAAAGCGAAAGCACACGCAACAACCGACCCAACTCTTGCTAAAGGCTACAAGAGTCTTGCTGAGGAATTTCTCAACAAGGCCAACGAAGCCGATAACAAGTAACTCATCGAAAGGAAATAGCCACATGGCAACAGAAATGCCAAAGGCTGCCGATCTATTTGATGGCGCAACTCCTCTTGAGGCAGCGCAAAAGATGGAGGAATATACCGATTTACTCGGTAAGTCCCTATCTAACGCTTCTCATGTTCCAGGACAAATGCCAACACAAGATCCAATGGCAGCAATGGAAGCCCTAGCAGCATCTAAGTCACTATCAGCAGATGCAGCAGCAGGCCTTCAGAATGCACTTGCAGCACAACGCCTAGCAATGCAAGATATCCAAAAGGAAATCACATTAACATCTCCACTTAGCACATCTTTTGCAGCCTTCGATCTTGAAGCACCTGCTAAGTTGCTAACACCTCGCCCAACTCCACTCCGCAACCGTATTCCTCGTAAAAAAGGCGTCGGTACTTCACACCGTGTAAAGAGAATCACTGGTTACACAGGTACAGGAACTGGTGGACAAGGCAACATTTGGCCAGGTATTACTGAGTCAACACAGAATAACTTTGCTGGCGGTGGATCAACACCTCTAGAGTTAATCCGTGGTCCTCAGATTTCTTACACTGCAGATGATTTAGTACTGCCTTACAACTCATACTCACTATCTGATCAG